TTTAATACTAGTGTTTAAAAAATTTAAAATCTTGTTTTCAATTATTTTAAAATGTAAAGTAGCAGGAACTCCCATTAGCTTAGTTTCAATGAATCCTTTTTTAACTAATGTTTTTATTGCTAAAGATTGTTTATGTCTAGATAATGTTGTGTCCTTTTCTATATTTTTTGCTGTATTAAAGAACCATCCATTTTTTATAGTACCATTATCAATAAAATATTGTTCTTTAGAAATTAAGTCTGCGAGCAGGATTGCCTCTTTTAGTCCTACTCGCGTTGCTAACCTTTTATTAACTATTACAAAAGCAGTGCTACTTAGTAAATTTTTCATTTATTTTTAATTTAATTGAATCTATTTCATAATCCAATAAGGCTAATCTAATAATCTCCATATTATCTCCACAATCTTCTAAGCTGGTATTTATACAAGTTGTGAACAACGGAGTGTTTATAGATATATATCCTTGAGGGCTTGATGAAAAGATAAATCCACTTAAGCTTAAATGATTATATAGTTCATCAGGGTCTTTAAAAGATGTTTTTGATTTTCTTATATCATTATATCCTTTTAACATTTTACTAAATAAATGATTATAATCTCCCCAAGTTTCATATTGATTTTTATGTATTGTTCTATATGCTAAAATAGTTGTTCTGTCTTTTCCTAATACATCTGCAATTACATCGGGGTGTATTCTAGCGTGTAATCTAGCTATATTAGAAATAACAGCTCTAGGCAAAACATATTTTTGTTTTTGACTTTTACATATTTCAGGAATATCTGTCGTTAGTGCTCCTTTAGGTAAATTCCTAATATTACAAGCCAAATCACATAATGTCCTAACCTCTAATTCATCTGAAAAATTTCTATTTTTTATCATAATTTATTATTTATCCTGCATTTGCCAATTATGGATTTTTTCAGCTTCATCAAAAAGAACTTCAATAGGACAATCTTTATCACATCTTTCAACTGAGGCTTTCATTGCTGCTTGTCTGCTGATTCTATTTGCTTTTAATAAAGTAATCCTATCCCATTCAGGTTGAGAATTTATAACCTCTCCTGTTCTTGTTTTAGTTAAGACTCCATTTTCTGGATTGTAACTTGTTCCACCATCACCAAATTTCTCATTATAACTTTTATTAAAATGAGGTTTGATTTTAGGATATTGTCCATCAGTCCATTCATATTCCACTACTGTTCCTTGTGAAAACTTATCTTGTTGTTCTGATTTACTAGAATATGTTCCCGCATCTCCATTTGTCATTGTAATGTCATGCGGATATAACATTCCAAATTTTGTTTCAAAAGGTTTTCCTCCTGATTGTACTGATTTAACAGTTGATGTTTTTACTTCCATTTTTATATATTTATTTTTGCTTACTCTTTTTAAGATTTTCAGCTTCCTCTAATTAATTTCTTTTATATATTTGATTAATTGTTCTTTCATATACTCTACTTTCTCTTTTATAGTCTCTGGTCCTTCCAACCAATTTAGAAATTGATGAGTTGTAAATACAAGTGTTATATCTTTTTTTGTTCCATTATCTTCATAATAATACCCTCCCATATAGACTTCATTTTCATGACATTGGAAAGTATGCATATCCCAAATATGTCTAAATTCCATTTTTGGTTCTTTTTTACATTTACATTTTTTACAAGCCATAATTATTTAATTTGCTATAAACGAACCTACTTGTTTATATTTGTTATTATATTCTTTTAATTTTAGAGATGTTTTTTCCATAGTTTCTTTGTACTCTTTTGCTGTTCCCCAGCAGTGATGCTTGTACCAATACGTTCCTTTCTTTGGCACCTCATAAGGATATACCTCATCTAAATATAAGTATTTATTTTCAGATATAAACTCTTTATGTAGTATTTCAATTTCCTCATCTGTTCCCACATACCTTACACGAGTATCAGTATTCTTTTCATCTTGAAAATTATAACCAGTATAAGCGTCTGTTCTAGTTACCATTGTTGTACCTCCTTTATAGTAGTAGTCTTTTGCTATCATGACATTATTTCTTTTAGTCTTGCAATTACATTTTCAGGTATTTCTCTGTATAACCAACCGTGTCCGTATTTATATAAATCTGTTTCATTAGTTCTTCGGGGGTCTGGAACGACATATAAATCAGCTTTTCGTAATTCATCACAAGCCCAATTATAGTCTTGATATTTCCCTAATGATTTTAAATGAGCTTCTTGTTCCTCTGTTCCTGCGTGCATATCATTTAAATGATGCTCCTTCCAAATATCGTGTATTTCTTTTAGAAGTTTATTTTTAGGTAAATATTCAAGTAAAGAATCAATACATTGTCCTGCTTGATAACAATCTGTTTCTCTATTATTCCATATTGTTCCCGATGCTGTAAATACATATTTAGGTTCGTTAGCTCTGTAAATAATTTTTTCTGTTAGGTTTAATTCTACTTGAACTTTATTTATTTTCCTACCACAATTTAGGTAGTCAATTTTTCCGATTGTTATTATTTTATTCATTATTTCTTAATATTTTGAGTACCTAATATAACAGTAGGAGATATATAATTTAGAACTTTTGCTGTTGCTAATATCCAATCCATTTCATTAGAATCTGTATTTTCAATATCAAATAAAGAATCTACTTTACAATCATCAACTCTACATCCTAATTTTTCATCTATTACTATTTTAATACATTTTTGTTTTCCATCTATTACTTCTAATTTATAATAAACAGTATGACTCATCCCCTCATATTTTTTATATAGAGGTAAATCAGAAACTTTTAATTTATGATATTCAACAGATTTTCTTTCAATTAAAATTGTTTCATTCTCTTTTTGAGTTTCCTCTCTATCAATTTTATCAGTGATAGCATTATCCTCTATTTGTGTTTCATTGCATTCTTTTATTATCTCCTCCATTCTTTCATCAGAGATACCATTGTGCTCCTCATGTTTCTTTACATTTGTTGCATCTAATAATTCATGTTGATTCTCAAAAAACTCTTTGTTAATTTTTGTCATTGTTTTTGTTTTAAATTAATATTCTAGTTATTTATATTTTTTATTATGAGCAATTACAATCTGATAATGATTCACATTCACAATTTTCGTAAATTTTCTGTTCCTCATAGTAA